AATACGCAGACTGACTTCGCAGGCGAAGAAGTCTACGATTTTGCCGCTTGACTCGTAGGGCGAATCGCCCTATTAAGGGTGAGCAGCAAGGGATGGCTCCAATGACAACCCAGTACGAAGCCGGAAAGAATGCCCGCCTTAGCGGCGCCAAGTCGGACGCTAATCCGCACCGCGGCGAAGTTGTCCGCGGTATTCAGCGTTACATGGCCGGCCAAGAGCAGGACGGTTCTGATTGGGCAGTCGGATGGCGCGATCAGAATGACTCAATGTCAAAACAGTTTCCAGCCGTCTCTTCTTTCCGTCGCAAGCAAAATAGGTATTACAAATGAACAAGACGGCATCGGCCAGAAAGAACGGCGTGTGTGGCTACAAGGCTGTTGTTGTGTACGATGGCCGCACGCACATACCGATTCAAAAGAATTTTAAAACTCGCGTTGAAGCGGTGGCGTACGCTCAAAAATGGATTGATGCCAACGACAGTCGTCCCGTTGGAGTTAGAAGCGAAAAGGTTACGGTAGGCAAATGATGACCGCGAGAAGATACACAAGGCGAGACGGAAAGCGGTTTGCACAAGAGGGCGAGTGCCCGAGCGCAGATATTCGCTTCGACAAATTTTCTGGCTGCGATTTCTATTGTAGCACATGCGGCGCACGTCATTGGGACGAGTGCAAGTTGCCGCCGGCAGCCCCGGTTTTTATGTACGGCCAGATTTATCAGGAACAATCACAATGAAATTCTATCAACTTCACCGCATCTGTGAGGGTGGGACCAGCGCAGGCTACGAATACTTCGCAAGTAGGCGCGAGGCCGAAAAGGCCCTAAACGTTTGGAGAAAGAACAGCCCCGGAGACGTAATAGACCAACAAGGCGACATTGAGCTAATCGATGTTGAGCCGACTCGGGTTGGAATTTTGCACGCTCTGAATCGCTACGCCAACCACGCTGATAACGGTTAGTTCACAATGACCACCCGCCGCAAGCTGCCCAAATACATCACGTGCGACATCGGGCCGGACAAGAAAGAGCGATTCTATTTTCGCCGCCCAAAGAAGCCGAAGGTTCGCATTGAAGGCGTGCCGTGGACTCCAGCGTTCATGGCCCGTTGGGCCGCGGCGATGGGTGGCGAAAACGTTGTGGCGATCACACCCGGGCCGATCGTGCCGCGCAAGGTGAACGATTTCAATTGGCTTCTTGAACAGTATTACGAAACTGGCGAGTGGAAGGGGCTTGACGACGCGTTGTCAAAGCCGATGCGTGGTCGCATTTATCGCCGCGTCGCTCGCATGCCGATCAAAGACGGCAGCAAGGTTCTCTTCGGTGACGTGCCGTTGACAGCTTGGAACCGGCAAGCTGTCCGCGCCATCCGCGACCGGCACGCCGAAACGCCAAGCATGTCAAACGAGATCGTGAAGGCGCTGCATGTTCTCTTTCGTTGGGCTGTCGACGCCGATCATATCGAGACGAATCCGGCTGCGGCCTTCCGTCGATTGAAGCCGAAGAATGCTGACGGTCACCACACGTGGACTCTTGAGGAAGTCGAGACGTTCGAATCTACATGGGCCATGGGGACGCAAGAACGGCTAGCACTTGGCTTGCTGCTCTACACCGGGCAGCGGGCTTCCGACGTTCGGCAGTTCGGGCCGGAGCACGTGAAGCAGCACGAAGACGGCAAATGGTTGGATTTCACGCAACACAAAAACAGGAATAGCAAGCCGGTTCATTTGCAAATCCCGCTTCGTCCGGAGCTTGAAAAATTGATTGATGGAATTGAAACGAAGACGTTTCTGGCTCAAGCGAGCGGCAAGCCTCACACGCGGGCGAGCTTCACCGAGTTTTTCGCGGGCGCCTGCATAGCTGCGAACGTCCCCGGCCGATCGCACGGCTTGCGAAAGGCTGCAGCAACCCGGCTTGCCGACAACAGCGCGACCGAAAAGGAAATTATGTCTATCACCGGACACACGACCATGAAGGAAGTTGAGCGCTACACGAAGGCCGCCAATCAGAAGAAGCTTGCTGCGGCTGCAACAAAGAGGGGTGCGTGATGTACGACAAAAACGACCACCTGATGAAGACCAAGGAACGGCTAGACAAAGCTACTAAAGCTTACGCGTCGGCACAAACGGAATTCATTGAAGCCCAGCGCATACACCGGGACGCTTGGCGGGAACTCACGAGGGAGATTCATTAATGCCCAGACGTATCCCGATCGCTACCGCGAAGGCGGTAGCCGAAAAACACGACCTGAAGCAGGTTCTCTTGATCGGCTGGGATGGTGAGCGGACTCACGTCGTCACCTACGGCAAGACCAAGGCGGATTGCGAGGCAGCCGCCAAGGCGCAAGATTTTTGGACCGGGAAGATTCGAGAGTTTTCGTTTGTGAGTGGCAGTGATGGGCAATCAGTCACGAAGTGAGGGAATGATGGACCTTTTGAGCGCTGAAAAAATCACATATCGCGGCAAGTTTCTTATCGATCTTTCGAGGGAGGAGTTGATCGATGCCCTGATGTATACGATCAAGTATATCGAAAAACAAAATCGGTGGCCTGCTAGCGGCTTAACAGTATCCGCCAGTTCTCTTAGTCAGCCACTACCTCGCTCTCCCTGAGGAATCGAGCATGACCAAACAAGAAGCTAAAGAGTTTTTTGCACGTAACCCGCAAGGGCTTCGAGATATTGAAAAATTGAGAGAGTCCGGTACGCTAGAAAAGTTGGATTCATACTATCTCATGGGCCGAGCCGCTAACGAACAAGATGGATTGGTGAACTGCGTCCCGGCGTTCCACGCCCTATACTCCCTGAGGAAGCCCCGATGACCGAACACAACAAGCCAGAAGACGACGATTGGGCGCACGGAGTGTTTTGGTTCCCCAAATACGGCGGGGTTGTTAAATTCATCCGAGGTAGGCGCCCAGACGATGCGACCCCGATCAAGGCGGAAGTCGCACCTTATCCGCTGATCTCAGAAGATGAGACTCCATGAGCAAGGAGCGCTGAAGTGAGAATGATATTCGTATTCGCTACCGGACTGTTCTTCGGCTGGCTCATTGCCAACTACACCGAGCCGCCGAAAGAGGTCGTCCGCGCCAATCTGGCCGACCTATATCATTCACTTACTCGCTCTCCCTGAGGAACCGCCCATGAACTGCCCCAAATGCAATGAGCCCTGCGACCGGGTCGAAGTCGACATTGGAGTCGGGGTCGAATGCGGCCCCTACGGCTGCCCGGGGTGTGGTTGGTCCGAGTACGAGCGATACGACCTGTCGGACGGAAAGAGCCCTGTAGACGCCCGGGGCGGGGCTATAGACCAGTTTGGCTGCTACCATCCGCCCGGCAGTTCAATGGCGCTAGCGTATCGGTTGGCGGACACACCCTGCGGGTGGCGGGACGGAACCCATATCCCCTTGGCGGCTGCTGGCCTTCGCTCCACCGACCCCATCACCGTCAACGTGACCACGGAGGGGACGATAACCGGGCCGGTAGCAGAAGTTGACATGGCGGCTTCGTATACGATCGAAGCCACACTGAACGGGAAGACTTACCAGTGGACCGGGCAGAGGCCAAAGCCCCACGGAGACGGGTTCATTTTTCGATTTAAGGCCACCTAAATTGTCCAATAGCCAAAAGCAGCTTGGACAAAACGCAAAAAACCTCAATGTTTTTCGTATGATGTAATACCTCCGTCATACCCTATCGGTAATGCAGCCCATTGATTTCACTGAAGTTTTAAGCCTCTTGGACAATTTTTCCTATATTGAATTTCCAAGACATCTTGAAAAGTAGTCCAAGACGAAAACGGCGCTTGTCTATCTTGTCCCAGACGATGGCGCAATGAAGGTCTCTGTCAGAAATTTGCATCGTATTTCTTACTGAGCTAGCCTCTCGCTTTCAGCGAGGATTCCGCATGCGTATCGCCTTGGTTGTCGCCACCCTTGCCGCCACGATCGCGCCAGCACTCGCGGATCAGGCCGCGGCCGATCAGTGGCTAGCCGAACAGCGGGCGAAGATTGCCGTAATGCGAGCCGATACGGTCAAGCGTGAGGCCGATCAAAAGGCGCTGTGCGATCGGCTAGGCGGGGTGAAGATCGGGCAGACGGCCGAAGGCGTCCGCAAGTCATGCTGGGGCAAGCCAGCCCGGGTCAATGAGACCCTGACAGCCGGCCACCGGCACGAGCAGTGGGTTTATGGAACCGGCCATTACGTCTACCTGACAGACGGCATCGTCACAGCCGCTCAGGCGGCCCGCTAGGGGCCTGTCGGTTTCGGGCACCGATGTAGCTCCCGGGGCGGATTAACGTCCCCAGCCTCCGCGCTGCCAGATGGCGGCCCGAAAATCATTCCCGCCCACATCCACGCCGCGAGAGCAGCCCCGGCGCTAATCCCAATCCAGAATCCAGCCGTTCGTACCCATGGTTTGTTCACGCCGCCCCCTACTCGTTAAGGTAGCGGTAGCAGATACATCGGGTACACGCTAGCTATTTTCGCTACATGGGGCTTGCTTTGCGGCGCGCGATCGTGTAGCTATTCTAGCGACACTGGAATCGGGGGAACGAAAATGGCAATCGAATATCGGACGGTTGATCGTCACGGCAAAGGCACTCTGGACCTTGAACGCTCCGTTCATTCAGATGGTGCCGATTGGCGCAACTGGCGTCTCGTGGCCGGTGCGATGCCGGCAGCGATTGCTAGCCTGCGTTGTGATTGCGGGAACGGCTTGCTCTCAGACGAAGAGCGGAAGATTCGTGAACTGGCTTGGTGGCGCTCCCGCAAGAAGCAGAAGGTTGCGGCATGACCACACCATACGACAACGGCTATCACGCCGGCCTCTTGAACGACCGCACCAACCCGCACGCGCTCTGGTCTCCGTCTTGGTTGCCTTGGCTTCTTGGCAACAGCCTTGGCCTAGACGTTCATTGTGCGATCGTCGAAGCCGTCTATTTGAGGAACATGGAAGAATGAGCGTCTGGAAAGAACCAACAACCGTAACTATCCGTCGAGTCAACGGCCGGTGGTTGATCTTCAATAGCAAGGGCGTTCGCGTCGACAGCAAGGCTCTGTTTAAAGACGCCGACAAGGCCGCAAAAAGATTGTTTCCGGACTCGAAGATAGTTGTTGATTGATAGGGCGTGCCGCCCTATGGTCTGGTCATCGGCAAACGGGAGCGGCACCAATGACCTTCACCAAGTGGCTTGAAACTTTCATCAACGAAAAGGGCCTTGATCTTGAACAGGTGTTCACTGTCAACGGCAAGTCAGGCCCGAACTACATTCCCCTCGCTTGCGTGATCGAAGCAATCAAGAACGCACCCGCTCACGAACAGGCCGGGATTAAGTCGATGGTGGTCAAGATCGATTTTCGTAACGGCGATGTCTGCCACTACTTCAAGCATCTGGCGCAAGCCATCGCGATCTAACCGGGGGATAGAGCAATGATGAACACCGCAGAAAAAATCGAAACGATCGTTCTTTGCTACTTGCGCAGCCGCACCGCGCAAGGCACATGCGGCTCGTTGTTCGAATTCGAGCCCGGCCGCTACCGTGTCACCGCGGACGGTAAAACCTTCATCGTCTATCGCGAGACCATCGGTTGGTGTGTCCACTTCAAAGGCTTTCAAGGCGTCGACAGCGAACTGTACCTTGCCGCTTCCAACTCTCTTGACGGCGGTTCGCGCCGTGATGTTTCGACGATGGAAGCCGCCCTGTCATGAATATGCATGTACCCACCCTGCAGCGCAGCCTTTCCGATGTCGTGTCGGAGTACGAGCACAAGCGCAGCCAAGCGCAGGCAGCGCTAGCCGAGTTCAACGCGGCTGGCGATGCGCTCAAGATGGCGGCTACAATCGCGGGGACTTTTGGGCGGACTCAAATCGATACCGGCCACGTTTACGAGTCGGTTCTGTCGGACAGCCTCTTGAAGTCGGCATGGCGCCACGTTTACGACGGGCTCAATATCGAACGGATTTGCAGCGCCAACGATAAGCGCCGATTCGATCAGGCGCTAGAGAAGCCGGAGCCGTTCACCCTCGAAAACATCCGCGCAACGTTCGGCCAGTTCATCTTAGACCCCCGCGGCAACATTTTGCGCGGACTTGCCGAAGTGTTTTGCAACCTTGATCCGGCATACAAGAGCCACGACAAGGTCAAGATTGGAGTTGCCGGCCTTCCCAAGCGGGTCATCATTCGTAGCGTTGGCAACTATGGCAGCTATGGGCGTGATCAGGTCGTTAACATCCTGAACGCTTTAGCGGCCTATCAGGGCAAGCCGCTAGTTGAGCATGACGAAGTTTCTGCGCTGCTTAGCGACGAATGCGCGTTGCTAGAGAACGGCGAAAAGCCATACGGCTACCGCGGCGCAATGGTCAAGGTAACCGCCCGCGGCGTTCGTCTCCGTCGCTTCGCCAACGGCAACGGACATTTGATTTTCGAACCCGAGACTCTGAAGGATATTAACCGAGCCCTCGCGGAATATTACGGAAACGTTCTGCCGGACACGACCGAAGAGAAGCCGGAAAAGACTCGGGCAAGCACCGCAGTTTCAAAAGACCTTCAGTATTACCCGACCCCGGCGAAGGTGGTTGAGACCGTGATTGCCGATCTTTATCCGATCAAAGGCCAAAAGGTTCTAGAGCCCTCGTGCGGTTGCGGGCGGTTTATGGATGCTCTGCGAAAGGCTGGCGCAGATGTCTACGGAATCGAAGTCGACGCACGTAGGGCCGCGGAAACGCGAGCCAAGGGGCATAGCGTGTTGCTGGCCAACTTCCTAGAAACTGTCCCGACTCCGATCTACGACCGAGTCGTGATGAATCCGCCATTCTACGGCAAGCACTATGCAAAGCACGTTGAGCACGCCTTAAAGTTTCTGAATCCCGGTGGTGTTCTAACCGCAATCCTGCCGGCTACGGCTCGATACGATCATGGACTCCTTGATGGCCGGTGGTCTGATTTGCCGGTTGGTTCTTTCAGTGAGAGCGGAACCAACACCAACACAACTATTTTGAAGATGACTGCAAAATAGGTGTTGACGTATAGGGCGTGTTGCCCTATCGTCTGGTCATTGAAACGGAGTTGAGCAGATGACCAAGGCAGAGACCGCTTTCTACACCCGGGCACAGGCCGCAGGTGCCGCAGCTTTCGCCGCTGGCATCAAGTCTGCACCCTGCCTTGACCCGGCCGTTATGCCTCTGCTTCGCGAAGCTAACCCCACTGGAAAGATTGGCTGCAAACTCTCAACGGCTGTTTGGAAGGGTTGGGCCAACGGTTGGCACACCGCCAACCTTGCTTCGAATTAAAAACAGTTGTTGACGTATAGGGCGTACGGCCCTATATAAGAGACACACCGACCGGAGACGCGCACATGACCATCACCGCTCTTGAAGTTCTCACCCTCGCCCGCACCGCAGCCGAAGCCAAGGCGCTGGCTATCTGGGACCGCGACGGTAAGGAAGACCGCGGGTCATGCGGTAGCGCGATTATGTACCTAAAGGGCAATACGAAGCTTGCCAAAGAAGCGATCGCCCATGGCTTCGCGTCCGCTGGCGGAGACATTTCAGTTAAGCACTTCATCCCGGCCGGTGTCTGCAGCCAGAGCGCGGACATTTATCAGGACTCAATGTCGGCATTCCGCGAAGTGCTGATTGCTTACGGCTACGAAAAGGCCATCAAAAAGTTTTGGACCTACATCGATTAGTTGTTGACTCATAGGGCTCCTCGCCCTATGGTCAATCATCAGAACAAAGGAACGCCACATGCTCTTCATCCACGAAAACACCAGCCGCGAAGAACTTGAAACCGCAGCCCGCGAAGCCGGCCTTCCGATCTTGGAAGACACCACCAAGCTTCGTCACAGCATTGTGGCTTGGATCGAAGCCGGCGACGAGTGCGGCGCGGAAAACGCCCTTGACGATTTCAACTACGTTGGCAGCCGCCATCACTACTGAAACAGCCGGGGCGCAAATGCCCCACCACTTCCAACCAAAGAGGACTCCCCATGCAATTCCGTGACCACGAAGCCGTCAAGGGCAAGCGCGACTCCTACCCCGTCGACCCGCGGGCGCTGAAGGTAGACCCGACGTACAACGTGCGGGACATGAAAGACCCTGAGACCATCGCGCACGTTCGCTGGCTGGCCGACTCAATCAAGGAGTCCGGTGTTCGCGTGCCGCTGGAAGTCCGCTTGGAAGGCGAAGACATCTACGTTGTTGCCGGCCACTGCCGGCACGCTGCAACCATGCTGGCCATCAGCGAGGGCGCGGAGATCGAAACCGTTCCGACCATTCCGGAGCCGAAGGGCACCAACGAAGTTGAGCGCGTAATCAATCTTGTTATTTCGAACTCCGGCAAGGCGTTGTCGCCGCTGGCTATCGCGGAAGTCGTTCGGCGCCTGATGGCCTTCGGCTGGGATGCCGCGAAGATCGCGCAGCGACTCGGCTGGAAGTCTGCCGGCGCCGTCGACCAATACGTGACGCTTCTTGGTGCGGCTCCGGACGTGCAAGCCATGGTGCGTAGTGGCGAGGTTGCGGCCAGCACCGCGGCCAAGGTGGTCAAGAAGGAAGGCGCCAAGGCCGGTGCGACGCTGGCCGCAGCGGCCAAGAGCGGCGGGAAGGTGACAGCGAAGACCATCCGGCAGAGCAAAGGCGAATTCGATCCGACGCCGAAGAATGTCGCGGTGCTCGTGAAATTCGTTCGCGACATCGCAGCCGGCAACAGCGGTCTCAAGCCCGCCGCTCAGAAGATCGTAACGCAGCTTAGCTTGGAAGTGGCGTGATGACGCCGGAGGAACGAGCGAAAGACTTCTACAGCCTGCCGCCGTCAGCTAGAACGCTGGCGGCACTGGCGAGAATGATCCGGCAGGCAGAGCGGGACGTGAAGGAATCGAAATGACCAGCGACAAAGACATAGTTACCAACAACGAAATCTTGCGCGGCTTAGTCGGCTCTACAGCGCACGGCATCAACATTATTGGTCAAGACGACCGCGACGAAACCGGAATCTTCATTGAGCCTCCGCAGAATGTCTGCGGTCTTGAGCCGCTAGACCATTACATTTGGCGAACGCAGCCCAACGGCGTTCGTAGCGGCCCCGGCGATCTTGATTTGACGATGTACAGCCTTCGCAAATTTTGCCGTCTTGCGGCCAAGGGCAATCCGTCTGTAATGATTTTGCTTTGGCTGCCAGAGTATATCAACATCACAGATGAAGGTAAGATGTTGGTCAAGGCGCGCGATTGTTTTGTTAGTCGCGAAGCCGGCGAACGTTTCTTAGGTTACCTGATCGCACAGAAACAAAAAATGAAAGGCGAGAAGGCTCATACCGTCAGCCGTCCGGAGTTGGTCGCGAAGTACGGCTACGATACCAAATTCGCCATGCACGCGTTGCGACTTGGCTTCGAAGGTGTCGAGCTAATGAGAAGCGGAACGCTAACACTGCCGGTTGCAGAACCGAACCTGACGACTCTCCGCGCTATGAGAGTTGGTGAGATCAACGCGGCCGATGCCTTGCGGTTGATCGAAGAGACGGAGTCGACTCTTAGGGCGCTAGTTGAACATTGCCAGTGGGACGCGGATACGGCCGGCATCAATAGGCTTATGGTCGACCTACACAGCAGGCATTGGCGGTAGTGACTCCCCTCCTCCACTTCGTCGGCTTCAAAGACGATCGCTACCACGCCGCGGTCAAGGTCTGGGGCAAGCCGGATTTCTTTCATCGGTTCTATGACCGTCGCGCGGAGGCTGATATAGCCCCGGGCGACGTTGTCGTTTTTGCCTGCCCTGAAGTGGTGCGTGAATTTTCTTTTGACGATTCTGCAAATTGGTAGTTGACGCCTAGGGCGGTTGGCCCTATGGTGAGTCTATCAGGAACGGAGTTAAGCAGATGCACACCCGCAGCGCGAAGAACAAGGTGACCGGCAAGTTCACCGTGACGGTTACCGACTGGAATGGCGTTGAGTGCTTCCGCGGAGAGTTCGCAGATATGCATGACGCCGATTTGGCCGCCTCCCGCGAAGAGCGGGCTATGATGCTCCGCATGCAGGCGACACCGAGCGGACAGAGCGCACGCAGCTACATGGATGCGATGGAAGATGACGCGCCGTTGTCGCTTGATGAAATCTTCATGTCGGACGACGAGCTTTTGCGGGAGTTGGAGTCGTGAAACAGCCAACCGGAATGGAAGAAGTCATAGCCCTAGAGAACGCCATCAGGGCGGGGCTGCCGAAGGCCGTGGGGCGTTTGGCCGATGAAGCCCGGGCGATCATGGGCGGGAAGCGTCCGGCCTCCGGCAGCCGCCTAGAGGCTCTGCGGGAGATAGTCGGGAGGATGGGGAAATGAAGGGCTACTACGTCACCCTACAACGGGGCGAGCGTACCGCATGGTTGCTAGGTCCATTTAAAGACCATCAACGAGCCAAAGATGCCGTCCGAGAGGCCACGGCTAAGGCGAATGAGCTAGACCCCAGAGTTCACTTCGACGCGTATGGGACCTCGTCCATGGATGCGGCCACCCTGCCCCCGGGAAAACTAAATTCGATCCTGCCGCATTTAGTTGTTGACGCATAGGGCCGTCTGCCCTATGTTTGTTTCAACAGAAGGAACGAGCACATGGCCATCAACAAGTCGGCTTCCAAAATCGGTACCCTCCGCTTCAACAACGGCAACGAAACCGCCCTCTACATCGGCGCCAACAGCAACACCGGGGCAACGATCGTTTGGCAGGTTCTGAACGGCGGCAAGTCCACCCGCCTCACCGGCAAGCACATTGCCGCGCTCGCCAAGGAACTGGCCGCGGTGTTCACCAAGAAGGAAGCCGCGTGGATCGATGAAGTCAACTTCGCCGCGCTCGATTGCCTCACCCGGTTGGCGTAAGTCAAAAAAAATAGCCCCGCCGAAGCGGGGCTTTTCTTTTATGCGCTGCCCTTAACCAGCTTCAGCCCGAACCCGCCGCTGTAGGCTCGCCAGCCGAGATAGAATTCTACCGGGCCGCTGTACGACACGAACGGCAGAGGCCCCGCGATCTTAAGTGCAGCGAACGCCGCCAAGATCGCCAGAGGCCACCACAACCAGATAGCGCCTACGATCGCCAGCGCAGCCACGACAGCGGCCCCAGCGCTGAAGGGCGTCCACAGGACCGACCACTTCCAGCCCCGCGCTGGCGGGCTCGCGTCGCGCCATGTGGTGAGCAGCACGGGCGCCAGCCCGACAGCCGTATAGTTCTTGTCTTCCACCCCCAGCACATAGCCAACCAGATTCATGCCCGGGTTACGGCAGAACCAATAGAAGTTTCGCAGTAGCTGATTGGTCACCCCGGGAAGGTATGGCGTGCCGTTGTTGATCGTCGGCGCCGTCCACCCATCAGGCCCGACAAGCCACCACAGCGGGTTGAGCTTGTTCCAGATGGGTACCGGAGTCCTGTTCGTCATTTGAATTCGTTCGTACATTGTATCTCCAAAACAGAAAAAGCGCCCCGCTCGAATGAGCAGGGCGCGGGTAACGAAGGCTATAGGTTCGCGACAAACTCGCGAACGTCCGTAGGTGGTTTATTTGATCGAACCGGCAAGCCGTCCCCTAGCTCACCGGAAGCCCGGCGCCTTTCAAGGTCTTCAAACGCTTTGTTCATCTGCTCGCAAATCTCCTCCGCGGTTGCCGGCTTGTCTCCGCGGGTGAATTTGAAGTTCACCAACTTGCGCGATGGATCGCCAAATAGACGATCCATCAGCTTGGTTTGCTCCGGCCCCATCACGCAGCCCAACTCAGATCGCGAGCGAACTCGTTGACCTTGTCGCGCAACTCTTCAATCGTGCCGCTGTTGTCGATTACCGCGGCCGGGTTCTTTGGCTTGAACTGCTCCGACACATGATCGCTGTTGATGCCGCCTCGCCCGACAAGCTGCAGCACCACACCGCCCCGCAGCACAATCGCGGCCTCTTCGTTGTCGTGGCGAAGGTCGTCGAAAAGCAGGTTCTCTGCTTCGCTCTTCGCCCCGAACTCGATATCAACCCAAAAGTCTTCGCCGCCGAACTCCCTGCCCCACTGGCCAATGCCCTGCATGAACTCACGCGGAGACTTGTTGTTCAGGTACGGAGATGGCAGTTCTTTTAGATCGCCTTCAACATATCGTTCGATGTCCTCAACGCCCTGATACCTCAACAGAGCGCGAAACATTTCCTTCAAAGCGTTGGCGAACTTGCCGCGGGTAAATCCGCGCTCCAACAGAACGTCTGCCGTGGTGCCCTTGCCGCTGCCTGCCTCGCCAGCGATTCCGATAATCATAGATACATCACTTTCAAATCAAGAGCCTCTGCAACTGCCTTCTCCGCAATCGCGCCTTTGCTGGTCGTCCAGTTCGGTAGCAACGCAACGGCTTCGGCGTGGCTGCAGACGAACTCTAAATCCTTGCCGAACACTAGTCGGCCATCAATTCCAGCTATTGCCTCGTCGCCAGAGGGATTGTCGCGATAGATACCCGGGCCGTAAATCTTCTCCGCGCTCTCTACCGGATTGAACACCTCGTGACCTTCAGCGCGTAGCTTGGCCGTCGCGTCATTGAATGCCTGATAGCCGAAATATGGCAAACCACGCATTTTGCCAGCAACGTAAATCTTCATGTCACCACTTCTTTCCGTTCGCAGCCATACGAGCTTCGCGGGTGTGATCTTTGCGAGTGGCGTTGTACGCCATCTTTTCATGAACCGCGCCGTCAAGGTCTAGGCCGTTGTCGCCGGCATAGTCGAAGATTCGAATGAGAGCGTCCGCCAACTCGACTTCAACTCCCTTGCGATGCGGCAAGTGATCGTCCATCAAGTTTTTGCGTTCGGCCTCGAATGCCTCCGATAGCTCCGAATGCATCAGTGCGAAGCGTTCACCCTTATTGAGAGTTAGCGGCTCGCCTGTCTCAAGATTGGTGTAGAAGTGGGACGCAGCGGCCCGGCAATGTCGGGCCAGATCGTTGAGGGGAGTCGACGATGTAACTTGGAACACCGGCATCATTGCCCCGCCCTCACGCGTCCGGAGATATGCTCAATAGCGTCCTGTACATCACGTCATAGCGCTCCGGCTCCTCTTCCAATAGGATCACAGCCGGCACGCCACCGCGAGCCGCCCAGCCGAATTCGATATGGCCCGACCTACCGGCCGGCATGACCATAATGACGCCTTCGCTTCGAAGGATGTTGTCACGGTCCAACGCGAAAGTGTTCTGAGCCGCCCGACCGGCCAGAGCTTCCACGAACGATCGGCCGCGAATCTTCTCGTACTCAAACCAATGGTCGTCGGCCTTCTCACCCGTCCCCCACCAATCATCGAAGGCTTCGAAGCCGGCTGCTCGTACGGCGTTGCCTACTGTCGGGATGTTCTTGTTTCTCAGTGAGCCAATGATGTAGATGCACGGCTTGCGGACGTGCGCTACAGGCCACGGCTTAGCCGCAGAAACGTGCGACTGTGACGGCAATTCGGATGCGCTTAACGTGTGCGTGAAACACGGTTCTGCCTTCGTAGTCAGATCAATGGTCGTTAGCAATTTGCTTTCTCCTCTAAAGCGTTTTTCTAGTCCCAATAACCGTGCCGCAGAATGCTCCAGCCATTGCGGGTAGCAGCATCCACGGATCATTGACGTAGTTGATTGCGGCGTACCCGCTCAACGCTATGATAGCTGCGGCGTAGACACCGGCAATCATGGCGCGATGTGCCGTAATGGCCGCGGTGTACTTTGCCCACACGAGATCAAGAACGAACAAGGCCACGAACACGATTGCGCATTGAACAAGCATCAGTAATAAGCCTTCGGGTCAAAGCCATGAACGCTGCATACTTCTTCGGCCAGATGTCTAAATGCGCCGCTGTGCGTATCTGGCGTTCCGCGGCTGTCCATCTTCAATTCCTCTAGGTGAAGGTGAACCATTTCATGACTCATTTTCTCAAGAAGCGTTGAACTGTGTGCAACGGCGTTCGATGAAATTTCGATAGTGTGTCGCTTGCCGTTCCATCGGTATCGCGCGAACCACCTTCGCGAGCGCGATACCTTGAAAATGATTTCCTCAGACTCCGGCAGGCCCCACTCACTGAAAGGCGGCGTGGTCCGCAGATAGTCATATGCGGCTGCCAGCGTTTCCGGCGTGAGTGGAAGTGTCATCAATCCGAATCCCGTTCCGCCTTCAATTTTCTAGCGTGAGACAGGTTTCGCTTGCCGGTAGCGTTTAGCTTGCCGCGTCTATTCATGGACTCCAGCCACTTCAATTCGTCGTCGTTATCCCAATGATCTTCAATATCGTCATCGTCAAACATGCTAGGCAGCCTTCTCAAATGTCTCTGCTAAATTGTCGTTTTCCGGCTCCGGAAGGTGGCGCCATCGCTTTGAACGCTTGCGGCTGGCGTTCTCTGCCGGCGTTACCCATTCGAGGTTATTGCGCTGGCAGTCGAGCGAGTCGGAGTTGGCGTGATCTCCAATAGTGTGTTTTTCGGATGGTGGGATTTCCCCCATGCGTTCCGATAGAATCTGCTTGTGCAAGTACAGCGTCTTTGGTCGACCGTTGATCTTGGTCGACCGAGTGGCGTACATCTTGCGCCGGTGACGGTCGAATCTGTAATGCCACTTCCATTGTTGACACCAATTGTAATCCTCCGGAGAGACGACAGCGAAAATGCTGTCATCTCTCGTACACAGGTAGATTCGACACTCGCTCATTACGCGGCCTGCCATTCCTTCGGCGGGTATTGCACCCACGACGGGCGACCGTCCTTGTCCCAATCGTGGCGAATAATACGATCCGGCTTGCGATAGACAGCCCCGTCTTGATGGTAATGAGGCTCCCAATGTTCTTTAGGAAGTCCGTAAGTTCTGTTGTATTTGCTGCACACGCAACCGACTTCATAAGCATAAGGTCCGTGCGGCATTCGGTAGCCATACTGAACAGTCCAGACGCGCTCGGTCATGCTGCTACCTGTGTTTGTTTGTTGTCGTTTGCAGCGACACCACAAACGTATTCGTACCTACTTCTAGGCAGTAATTCCGTCTTGTCTTCGCGCGGCCTGCTTTTTACGCTCCACGACTTACCGGGCGTTCGGTTTGTAAAACGCCACCCGGCAGCTTTGAGAGATGTACCGGGCTCGTCTTCTCGGATAAACGTTCCGATGCGATGATAGCCCAGCGCCTTTCCTGCCCTAGCAACAGCGCCATACAGAAACGAACAAACGTGTTCTGTACCGTCAGTGCATAGCCGCGTTATTTCCAGTGAAACTCCATCGTCAAGACGCCTTGCAACCGGCCTGCCAACAATAGCAACGCCAACAACGACACCGTCTTGAACTGCAGAGATCGAAAACTTATGACCCTGCACTTTCTTGTGGTGACGGTGAAGCCTAGCAACATACTCGTTTGCTGCAGCTAGGCTTATCGTCTTGACTTGGAATTTGCTCATGCCGCCTGCCGAAGCTCTACGGGCCGGTTGTCGTTCGCCGCGAGCGCAGGCTTACCGCGGCTAGGCGGGAAGTTCTGTCTCTGCCGGCCGGTTTCGCCGTCGAAGCGATGCAGCGTTACTGACTGCATGGCGCTACCGGAGCGGTAGGCGTGGCTATGTGCGTATGAATCACGGGGCACGGGCTGCGAGAATGATTCACAAATCAGCGAACCGATTTGCTTCTTGGTCTCGTGGTGGATGTGCCCGAAGATGCACCACCGATAGAGCGAAGCGTTCCAGTATTCCGGATTGTCTTCGGCCATCATGACATACATACGGTCGGGCTTCATCGTGTGGCCGTGCGTCGCGCCAGTGTAGTTCACGCCGAACAGATGAAAGAAGTGATCGTTGTTCGCTTCGGCCGGGTCCAATTCGACTCGCGGTTCGTTGGAATAGAACATACCGAGAGCTATGTTCAGCCACATAGCCGAATTGTTGTCGTGGTTGCCCTTCAGGTTCTTTACGATGACCTTCTTGTGACGCTGTAGGGCTAGGTCAATCGTGGTGCGCAGCATGTTGACGCCAGCCCACTTTACCTTCTGATCGCGTCCGTCAACGTCAAGCTGATGGCCCGAACCTTCGGTTACGTTCTGCTGATTGTCCGCGTGGAAGAAGTCGCCAGTATTGACGATAACGGCAGTCTCTGCGGGCGGGGACCAACCGATAAGGCGCTGTAGCGTGCCCTGTACCCGGTTGATGCCGATATCAAGATTGTTTGACTCGCCGGTTTCTCTCCCGAAGGAAAGCATCCCGAAGTGAGGGTCAACGATCGGGTAGTAATTGCAAAGGTCTGCGTACGTTTCCTTCGGAGGCGGAACCAATTTCGCGTAGCCTTCGTATTGGCTGAACTCGCTTTTGATGGCTTCGCCAAGAGCGATCTGGGACGCGGCGCCGGGCATTGCCCGAATCCAGTCTTGAACCACGCGCCCGTCAGCGTCGCGCTGAACGGTCATCTTTCCAAGGAAGTGAGTCTTCGGCATTTCGAAGACTTCGCCGCGGGTTTCCTGCTTTTGTGTAATCGTCTGCCCGCCGTTCGGGGCTGTCGAAACCTTGGTGATTTCGAACCCCGGCCAAGCCGGCTTGTGGTCTAGCATCAATCCTGATGCAGCCGCCCGACGAAGCCAGCCTCTGAAGGTCGACTCCGCGACGCCTGCCGCGGTTGCGGCAGCGCGCTTAGAGCCATGCTCTCCATAAAGCCTAACGGCCTCTAGCATGTCTTCGTCGGACGGCGGCTGAATTCTCAAAACTAATCCCCTTCTCAGTGATCGAATATGTACCGATTTTAGCTACAAAAAGCAATGCCGTTCAAGCTTTAGGCGTGCGTGGCGCCCATACGCGTGAACATACCGTCGATACGGGTTCCCAAGTTGGCGATAGCGTCGACAAGCCGGTTTTCGAGCGTTACGAGATGTTTGTACGAAACATATTCTTTGGCTGTATCTTCGCGGTGCTTGGCAAGCTCAGTGGCGACGCGCTCAACCTTCAGCGTGTTGGCTGCCACGTTGATGCCGGCAATATCAGCCCGGCCGGAGGCGGCCACTGCAGTGGCCTTAACTTCAGCGATATCGTTTCCGACTGTTCGTGTGATCTTCACGACATAGCCAACGCAGGTCAAAACCAAGCCGACCGTTGCAACGATCGCGACCCAAAGTGCGACTTCCATTCTACTTCCAATTTGCTCTTAGCGACTCGTACCAACTAAGGAAGCGATTGCCGCATTTCTTCATTACGATGAATTTGACCCGATCAGACTTCCACAGCGACTCAACGTCGTATGCGGTTAGAGCCCGATCGGGGACAGTGGTAGAACTCGCCCGGAAGCACGTCTGAATGTCAGCCGGCACGGGCGGTAGTTGACTGGCAGAGTCGCTACCTGATGTTACGCACCCGCCTAGCAGCATCAACGTCAAGGCAAGCGTTGCCATTAGCCGGAGTTTCACTTGATAGCCCTTTCAATCTTTCAATCTCTTTCGCGTCCTCAATAGCGAGAGCCGCGTCCTTTTCACTCGCTGTGTTCAGCGTCGTAATTCTGCCGTTGAGCAAAGCCACCTTAATGGCCATGTCTCTTTCGATCTGCAGATTTACGCCATGCATAACGGCGCCCTGATACATGAAGCCTGCGATGGCAACCGCGATGGCTGCCAAGGCAAACTTCAAGTTCTTGAAGACGTACGCCGCTGCACCCAACGCCACGACAGCAAGCACGGTGATAATCACCAAAACCCAATGTGAGGCGAGATAGAGCAACAAAGCCGACATTACGAAACCTGCTTTCGAACCCACGTCCGAACGTCGCTAGGCCCCATGAACAACACGATTAGAATCGCGATGACCAAGAGACAGGCGAAGACGGCAACGATTGCCCAAGGGCTAGTGAGATACCCCAGCAAGCCCGTAGCGCCGCCACCCATGGCCCAACCGCTAAGGCCGCGCCATTTGCGCTTCAGCCAAGAAGCACGCGGCTCGGCGTCGCGCTCTGCGCTGTCCTGTACCTGCTGTTCCTGTTCGGCCGGTGTCGCGTCGTTGGGAACAACGGTTGTGTCAGCATCGGAACCGTTATCGGTCTGCGGGTCATCAAGAAGCGTAGCCGGCTTGTATGTATCGCCCGCGTCGCAGAACTCAAAATGCATCGGGTCTGTGCGATTTTTGTAATTTCCGCCCCAGCGAGCGCCCTGCCGCTTGAACGCATCAATCACCGGCTGCGGAATGTTACCGTGGCCAGCGCCGAATCCGTTGGCATCCGCATTGATATCGATCGCAGCGCCGTAGGCGTGGTTTGACCACTTGGTGGTGCTGCCTCGAATGAAGCGGGGGTTGTAAGCGCCGTTGTATTTGGAGATGCCAAGCGCATCAATCTTCTCTTGGTCCTTGCCGTAGTGTTCCCAAATCTCAGTGAGAGCAGCAAGCAACGCAGAGGCTGCCTTCTTGTGAAACTTGATAGAGGCTACGGGCTTTCCGTCATAGTACATCTTGAACGGCGGAACGACCGGTACAAGCTGCGCTTCAACCTGCGGGCCGGGGGTGCCGTAGAACTGCAATAGGTCCGCTTGATTATCGCGCGGCCATCTAGACATTTAATTTATTCCCTCGAAATGGTGACGCGCCCGACCCCGACTCCGGTGAGTCCAATCGCCTTGGCGGCGCCTAATGAAAGATCGATATCGCGGCCACGTATGAACGGGCCTCTATCGGTGATGCGGACTGTTACGCAGCCATCACGACAGACACGAAGCTTCGTGCCGAATGGCAACGTACGGTGAGCCGCAGTCATGGCCAGCGGCTTGAAATACTCGCCGCTCGCCGTCTGTTGTCCGCGTGAATAGTAGCTAGCGACTTCCGCGCTCACTGATGCAGGCAATAAAAAAACCGCCACAAGGGCGGCTAGAAGAACTCGCAATGAACGGACCCTAGTTGAGTTGCTTGAACGCGGGGCCGTCAATCGGCACGTAATTATTGACAGTCGCTACCACGTTGCGAAGGCTCTCAACCGCGGCGCCCGTCTGGCGCGACTGTTGAGCGTTCTCAATCAGAAGCGCTGGCAACCACCTGTCTGTGCAGTCGTACGCGTCGACGGGCTGGCCTGTGTTAGGGCTCATGCCGACAACATGAACCCACTTAGGGCAATTGTGTTTGGTCACGCCGTCGAAGCACGTCTTCGTAAAGCCGGTGTACGGACATTTAACTTTCTTATCAGGCAGCAATTTCTTTCCTCGCTTCTAATTCCCAAGCATCCACGAACTTTTGATACGGTGCGAAGTCGTCAATTTTCAGTGGAGGCTTCAAACCGACAGTAACGCCGGGCGGGTGCCAGTACTCGACTTCACCGTGATCGCCGTACCACTGCACAGCATGAATGTCCGCATCGTATAAAGTAGAACAATCAACTTCCTGCGAAAACCCTTCAACGTTCACCCGATTTTCTTCAACGATAATTGTTACGCGCATTCGAATCCTCCAAATTAGTCTTTGCTACAAATAATCAAATCAACATAGGCAATGTTCATCGTGATCCCATGGCTATGTGCGCCGTCGCCGCCTGTGCTTCCCGTTGTGCCGGGGATGTGAAAGCTCATTGTACTAACGGTCGCGGTGCCGTCGTTTCTAACCTGCGAGAACGTCTCGTACGCGTGGCTATGCGAAGGCATTGTAGAGACACTGAGCGTGCCGCCATTTGTACCGATCGTGCCATTTAAAATAGACGAAAACGCCGTGGCACCACCGGACCCAGCGGCGCCACTAACGACACGCAACGCCTTGTCGTTGTGCGTTACCTGCTTAGTCCAATAGACCGGTGCCGTTGTCTGCTGGAACAGCATCAGCACACCCGAGTTGAAGCAGCTTTTAAGCGCGTTGCCGAACTGGGCCGGCAAAGCGCAAAACACATCCTTCGTTCCAGCGGGGAAGTTGACAAGAGCGCCAGCATTTGAGGAATCGTATACCTGACTACGCTGCAGCGTGTTGCCAGTTACCCACGTGCCAAATCCAACCTCCCAAGCACTACCCGGCAAGACAATGCAATAGAATGTGGTATCACCATTAGCCATGCCCGAGCTAAACGTTTTGTAGCCCGGAAGCGCTCCACCTAGAGCGATAGCACCCGTTCCAGTTGTCGAGGTTACTTCGCGAGTCCGGTCTTTTAGAATATGCGCCATTGCTTAAAGTCGCTCTTCAATCGTGTACTGTTTTGTAAATGTCGAAACGGACGGCTGCACGACTGGCGTTAGCGAAGTCATCAGGCCCCACACTGAGTCTCGCGCCAAATTCGCGCTGTCAGGGTTCGTAACGAAAAGGACATCAGTCTTTAGCGCGTTCGTGCGGTCAACGTCTTCAACAAACCCGTCTCTGTCCGATTGAGTCAAGAAATCGAACGTGACATCAATTGTTCTAAACACGGTGTCTGGAAACACCTGCGTTTGTCCACCTCTCGTCTTGGACCTCAATGAAAGATCGGAGTATGTCCGCGACCAGCCCTTCGCAAAATTGTAGCTGAACTGCGTTCTTAGACCGATGAATACTCTACCGACTTCCACTAGTCCGCCGCTGTCGTCAAACTTATCGATGCGAAAATATCGCGCGCTCAATGGGGCTGGAAGCAGCGCAATACTCGAATTGTATCGCTGGTCATAGAATATGCCATTAACAGAACCGATCATGTCAGGCTGGGTAAAGACCTCACCGGCAGCGCCGGTTGAGTCAATCGCCGACGCTTTCATGCGAATGGCGTTGCCGGTTAGACCAAAGGCAGCCATGGTATCGAAATTTACCATGGCGCCCATATCAATAATGATTGAGTCTTGAGCGGGAGTCGTCCCGCGCCATTTACGCGCAATATGAGGATTCGTGATATTTGAAACCGGCAAAAGAAGATTGGAAGACGTTGCAGTAATCAGCGCTGCCGTATCGACCAAATTTGTATATGCAATGCAGGCGTTACCCATAAGCTACCATTTCGATTGTGTTGTCTTTGGCGTTCTCCGTCATTTCAACAATGCGAAGGTTTCGACCGACTGTTAAGTCCCAACGTGGGTACGTCAGATTAATGATGTCACCTAAGTCCAAGGCGAACGGCTGCACGCCAACGCTTACACGATACAAGCCGGCTTTGGCCCGATACAGCGCTAGAAGCCGATCTGACTCGGCCTGCGCATCAGCCTGATTGACAAAGTAGCTGACAATAGGGTCTCTATCATGCGCGAATGGGTGATCAGTTTTCACCGTCAAGTCAGTGGAGTCCGAGTAGCGATCAGCTTGCGCTAGAAAGCTTTTCATCGTCGCGCTAACGCTGCCGGCAACGTCAGTCTGTACCGTCCAATTATGTTGATATCCGCATCGGAACCTATACGGCGGAGGCGTCAACGATGACGGCAACGCTTCCCGCGAAATTTGCAGCACGTCGCTGCGATCGAAAACCGCATTTGGTTGCGTACCTGTTGGCGTTTTGAAAATGCCAAGTTCGAACTGGCCGGTGCGTCTAAACCCACCCCACCCACCTATGCCACCCATGATATTTGAAATGGCGTCGGCAACCGTGTTGGTATCGTCTGGCGCGATGTAGTAACCAACGTCTGCCGTGTTCGAAATTGCATTGAACGACGGCAGGTACAGGCCCTGCGGATCAGCAATAGTTGTGGTTTGCAGCAACCGTCTAACGATAGCCGCTGAAGTTCGCGACCACACACCGCCCTTATTGTCACCCTGAATATCGCAAGTCACCGTGCCTGTCGGTGAGCTACCGAGTTTGAACCAACCGGCCGTCTTGCACGTACCGTATTTGCCGCTCGTGATCGATGCAGCCGCGAGAGTCGTTGTATCCGCGAAATCAGCCTGAAATGTCAGCGGCGTTCCGCGGTCATAAACGGCAACAACGGCGTTTATCGAGCCGTCGTGAACTTGATACATCAAGGAAGATGGAATGACTAAGGGCGGAGATATGTTGTAGCACGTGCCGAAGCAACGCGGTTTTCGTTTGCCCTTTAGATCGGACGTGCCTTCTGTGCTTCCCGTGCCAGCATAGTTGTTTGGCTGCGCTGCAACGTCCAATAGGTAGCCATTGTCTACCAACTTAATCTTAACTGCATCTTCGGCAACAACCCAATCAGAAGCCGTGCCGTTGAACACCGTGAAGAACGTGTTGTATGCGTCCCCTTCTCGCCCGACCTTTACGATAATGTCTCTTCCATCGATCGCAAAATTCTGGATTAGAAAGTCATACGTACCGTCCGTATTTGCAATCTCAAGATCGCCCGTGCCGGATGAAAAGTTTCCAATGATATCTGAACCAAGCAACGATCTTGTGAAACTAAGCGGCTGCACCAGCGTTCCGAAAAACGGAGTCGATGCTGGCGCGTCGCTGTCGTTTGTTACGAATTCATTCGTAGCAGAGAAGATTCGAAACTCGCGCGAAATAGTAAGGTGAGACTCGCTCAGAAGCGAAGTCCTAGCGGACCAAAACGCGTCGCTAAACGTGTATTCTCCGAAGGCTTCGCTTCCGAACATAGTCTTTCCTTACTGAGATAGAGTCCACGGCGAGATTTCCGCCGCATAGATCAGCTTCCGTTTGTTGTCGGTAGCCAAGATTTTTTTGTAGTTCGATGTTGGCACGCCGCCAACAAAGCCAGTCCCAAGCATTGCCACAGACAATTGCACGATAGACGTAGTAAGCGGGAATTCGATTCCGCGACCAAACCATTGTGCGTGCGTTGGTAGACGCGGCCTAAAGCGTACCGGCTCCGAGAATGGCGCGTACCAACGATCGGCCGAAACAGCTTCATAGAATGGTGCGAATTGAACAAAGCTTGCAAACTGTTGAAGTCTAGTTGGCAGCGAAGGACGAAACCGAACCGGTTCATTAAGAGGAACGAACCATCTGTCTGCCGACACACTTTCAGCAAACGGAGCAAACTGAATAAATGACGCAAATTGCTGCGCACCCGTGTGAAGCGAGGAGCGGAGTTGTTTGAAACGCGTGGGTTCGTTAAATGGCACGAACCACTTATCTGCCGATACCCTTTCAGCAAACGGAGCGAACTGAACAAAACTAGCGAACTGTTGCGCCCCGGTGTGCATTGGCTTTCGCGAACGCACAATGTCCGTATTGAACGGTTGATGCCAACTGTCTTCGTTCGCGTTCACGACCGGCGCAGCGGTCGTAATCTGGCCTAGCGCAACACGCCCTAGTGCGTCACCGCCTAAAAGCATGGCTTACAACCTCGCGTTAGCGGTCCAGTGACACGAGAGCACCAAGATAGTTCCTGCTGTAATAGTGCCGTAAACACGGAACCCATTTTCGCCGATAAGATCAGGGCCTCCGGGAGTCAGGTCTACATTGTTTTGGCGGTCGCGTATTTTATTCACGGCTCCGGTTTCTGAATATACGACAACAGTCGGGGCCGCACGTTTGGATACTTTGAACCTCGGAGTCAGTGCTCCATTGAGGACGGTCGCCGAAGTCGTGGCAAGAAACATATTTTCCACGCCATTTGCCGACGACGTGCCGAGAGCCGTCGCATAGTCGTAAGACTTCTCATAGTAGCGCTTACAGCTAACGATATCGTTGTTGAAATCCGGTAGTACAAACGCTGGAGCAGAACCACCCTCTACAAACAGCGCATCGAACATTTCACACACGTTGCCATTGGTGGCGAACACGTTCGCGCTTTGGCTTGGATGCATCAAGAACAACTGCACTGAGATGCCAGAAGTGTTGTCCGTAGCCCAAGTACCTGTCGTCATTCCGGCAAGCGTAACCTGCTTCGATACGTCTGTTCCGACTTCCGGTGCAGCAACAGTAATGAGGCCAGATGTCGCAGATGCACCTGATGCGTTCGTAGCCTGAACTACGTACGTTCCAGATACTGGCGGCTTGAAGCCAACAGAGAACGTCGCCGTCTTTGCGGACGCAGTGCCCCACATAAGGTCTGCAACTCGCTGGCCTTCAATCTTCTGTTGCAAGTATACAAGCGTAGAACCAACTGTAGCCTGCGCCGCCGTGACAGTGACGCGAAGGCGATGCGTTGATCCACCCGGAGTAGCCGACGCAACTTGAGCAGCGGAGAATGTAGCAGTGCCGGGGGACGAAGTCTGAATGGACCACTGATCTGCGAGAAAGTACCCACTGGTAGTTCCGGCCGCGGTGCCGTTCTCTTGCGAAATCTGCATGCCGCCGTTTAGGAGATAATTCTTTTTTAGAGCATCGATATTCGCGCGGGCTTGCGCCTTTTGCAGATAGCTCCACGCGTTAGCTTCATCGATAAGAAGCAAATCTTCCTTGAGCAATACAATCGCCACGCTAGGCGTAAGCGTGAAACTAATCTTCGATGTCGAGCCGGACGAATTGAAAAGCACAGTTGTTCGCGAGAGGACGCCAGAACTATACGTGCCCTCCCCCACTTCCCACTGAGAAAGGTCCGCGCTCTCAGCGCGATATTTATACAAGCGACCATTCACCACGCCGGCCGCTGTAGGCGATTGATACCCGACGACTGCCGACGAAAAAGTGAAATCTGATGTGCCGCCCGCCGTGGGGGCGAAGCGGCAACCGTCAAGTTGACCAGCCATTTAAAATCCGTATGTGCGAAGTGTCCGCGCTCGACTTTCGGCGCGCTCTAATTTCTTTTCGAATGGGTCACAGTTGCCGCGATCGGCGCATGAAGGACAGACTAACGACCAACAGAGCGAACAGCTTCCGCCTAAATCCTCCGGACGCTCCTTCGGCTTCACTATCGTGAGTCCGTTGCAGTGACCGCATGTGATCGTGTGCATTTCGATCGTCTCGAATTCGCTTGTGATCACGTAGCAACCAAACTTCTTCATTCTCTCCCCCAATGAAAAACCCGCCACGCGTTAGCGTGACGGGTCGTAAGAAAGTGCAGTCCAGTCTTATTACTGCTCAACAAACTCCAACTGAGCAACAGCAGTACCCGTATAGCCCGGCGATTTCACGCGGAAGGCAAGACCGGCAGCCGTCGTAGCGGGAATAACCAATTCCTGCCCGGGATAGGCAACCCAACGATGCGTAGCACGTTGGTTCATGCCGGCTGCCCACTGCGAAGTGTTGGCCGTGAAAGTTGGTTCAACCGTCTGATTGATCGTCGACACACCGCTAAACGCAGCGTCCGCAACATCAATAGGAACAACGTTGCCAGTCGTTCCCGTACCGACCGCGGTAGTTCGCGACACATCCCACGTCATGGCGTTGTCGGCCGGCGTACCGTCAGTACCGAAAACAAACTCGTGCAGCTTGATCCGCCGCGGCGTAGCGCCTGCAGACAGATTAATAAGGGTCTTGAACGTTGTTGTAATGGCCTGCTGTGCAGGCGTCGTAGCGTTAAGGTTGGAAGCCGCGAAACCGGCCATAGGTGCTATTCCTTGTTAATCGAATTGAATAATGAACTGGCCAGCCGAGAACTGTACCGATTCACCAATTGGAGTCGTCTGCACAATAGTTAGAGGCCCAAATAACATCATATTGCCACCACCAGAGTTGTCACTGATGCTGACGTGCGTGATAGTTCCCCAATCTGATAAAGCTGGTCCGAACGTAACCGCGGCGTTATTGTTGGAGATGCCGGTTACTGAATCAGTCACGTTCATCTTCGACGTTGCAGCAATACGGGCATATCCCGTGCCGGTAGTCGACACCTCCGCAGCGAACGACCCCGCCTGTGTCGGATCGGCCGTATGAAGGCCAATGTACACGGTGGCAGGCATCGCGTAGGCTGCTAGACCAAGTGAATGGTCTAGCAGTTTCTTTTGCAGATAAGACGTAAGAGAGGCCATGGCTTATGCCGCCTTTTGATTTGAACCCGGCACACGCCGTTGATTGCTCGTCTGGCGAGTCGTATCTTCAAGTTTCTTGATGCGATCGGACATGCCGTTAATCGCATCAACGATTGCGACGGTTTGTCCGTTGAACCCTTGCGTTAGAATTCGCGCAATCTCCGGACTCTCTGTCGGAGCCTTTCCGGTTCGGTTGATGAAGTCGAGAGCCGAGCGAGTTGCGCCATTGACGCTACTTGCCTTTGTCACGTGCTCGCCACCGGCAAGCCTCGCCGTGACGCTATCGACTCCGTACTTTCCGTTCGTAACGTAACCGCCTTCGGCATAGTGATTTCCGTTTGCGATGTAGCGAACGTTCAACGCTTCCGAAGCTAGCTGATCGGCAGTCTGAGCCGTATTCGGTGCAAGCTGCGTAGAGGCTGAAAGGTTATTGCCACCAGCCAGCTTAGTAACAGCATCCGTAACACTCTGGTAGATTGTGCTGTACCCCGTTGACGACGCGTAGAACGCCTGCGCCAGCGTCAACAGACTCTGAGCGTCTGCAGTCACGGAGTTGAGCGCATCCTGATCACCGTTTTGGGCGGATGAAACATCGGTATTGAATTTCGACTGAGCGAACTTCAACTGATCTTCCGGTGACAACGTCGAAAGCGAGCCGGTTTTAATCGACGCAAGAAAGTCATTCAGAGATTTTGTAATCGCTTGATTGGCTTTATCAACGATGTCCTGCCGCTGCTTCGCTAGGTCTTTTTCAAGAGCGATGATTGCCCCATTGCCGGCCAAAGCTTCTTGCGCGCGCTTCTGTTGTGCAGCCGCGTCAAACTGTGCAAGCTGTCCCGACAGTGTGTTGGTATCTACGCCTGACAGCGCAGCTTCCGAGTTGTACTGTTCGGTCCTCTGCTTTGCAGAGATATACTCCGCATCCGCCTTCTGATCAGCAGCGGCTTTACGAGCAGCTTCTTCTTCTTTCTTTTTGCTGTCGCCAGAGAGCCATTGCGTGATGACACCAATTCCAGTTTCGACATAACCAACGGGGCTAGTCGGGTCTTTGATAATGTTGTTGATGCCAGCCGACGTTAGGCTTTTGCCAAGATCGTTCGCGGAACTCTTAAGCGAATCCATTGCGCTTTTTCCGCTCATGATCCCGCTGACGAAGTTGTTAGCGAAAGCTCCAGCGGCGTTTTTGATCTCGTCAACAACACCTTTCATTGCATCTTGCCAACGAATTGTGGCTGCCTCTGCAGAATGCAACGCAGCCGGAATATCGTCGCCGTAGATTCCCTTCAGTTGGTTGGCAATCTTTACGTCTTCAGCCGAAGCAAACATAAGCTGATTGCCACGACTGATTTCGGAAGCGACCTTTGCCTTTTCCAAGGCAACGGCAGCCGCACTCGCTTCATCCTTCAGCCTAGCGAACGCCTCTTTCTGAGCGTCTGTTTCTTTGCCTCCGTTGGCAAGTACCGCGGCTGTCTCAACAGCCTGTGCCCTGAATGCAGCCAGTTGGCCGGCGCCAAGACCAACGGCCTTAGCGTCCGCCTCTTGCTGCAGAACATGCTTCTGCAGGGAGTTAATTGCGCGGTCTACAGCGTCGTTGTAGTCTTGCGTCGCTTGTGTCGCCTTATTGATTTCATTCGACGTGTCGGGCCGCATGAAGTCAGAGACTCCAGTGGTTTGCCTTCGCGCCGCTGATACCGTGTTCGGATTCGATAAACCTGAAGCAAAACCGGCCGGGTAGTTCGTGGCCGGGGCCGCGGGACCGTTCAAATGGTCCGAAGCGGCACTGCCAAGTTGGCCAGCGACCTTGAACGCGGCCGGTGTCAACGCATTGGCTGATGCACTCCATGCTGTCTTCAGCCAACCCGGAATCTCAATACTAGTGATCTTGCTAGCGAACTTCTCAAGTCCGCTAACGGCGGCCGCAATATCCTCAACGATCGTGACCCACGCGCGATGCAGCGCCATTCCGCCTTCGGTAATGGTTTCCTGAAACGGAATCCACTTCTCGGACAGAATCTTTACGGCGTCGTCGTACCGATTCTTGAGCGCTGTCGCATCGTCGATATCTTGCTGGTTTACAAGCTTCGTTGCCGCGATCTTATCGGCTGAAGCCTGCATCTGCAGGAAGTATTCGCTGTTCTGTCTGAAAGCTTCCAACTGATCCGGGGAAGAGAATGTTGCAGCAATATCTAACGCCGCTAACTTCCTACCTTCGTCCGTCATTTGCTTGAGCAAATCGAGAACGGCCCGGTACTTGTCTTCAGTTCCGATAGCGTCACTGACCTTGTCGACGCCAGAATTCTTGTCAAGATTTCCAGCATCAATATGCGAGTCGATTTTCTTCTGAAGATCGCTACCGCCAAGCTTGTCAGTACTAACCGCGTAGAACTTCTTCAGAAGGTCCGTAGCGTCTGAAATTTTCCCGCCTGCATCTTCGAAGCTCTTTCCGACCCGTTGCATGTACTCTGGCGTGACGCCAACTGACAGCGCGTCCTTAGAAATCGTGCTGTACTGCTCCAGCTTTTCGCCGGCTGAAGACCACGCGAATTCAATCAGCTTGATAGCGTCAAGAACCAATAGGACCGGACCCGCAACGCGAAGCATTGTGGCAGTGAATGAGAGCAACCTGCCGGTGAGTCCGAGTACTGCATTTCCGGCTAGCCCTGTGAAGCCAGAGAACCCGGCCATTGCCGTCCCGGCTGTTGTCACTGCCCCCGCGATAGGCGTGAAAGCTGGCCCTAACCTGCCGATCGCCGCAGCGCCGGTAACGGTAGCGGCGCCAAGCGCCTGAATGCCCGTCGTAGTGGCCGCAGCGGCGGCACCGATCGCCGTTACGCCAGTAGCAACGCCGGCATTCACGAGACCGCGGAACGCTGGAGACAGCACGTAGGCTGCCTCTGCGGCCTGCTTCAGATGGTTTACGACGCTCGCGGCCTCGATACCTGTCTTACTGAAGCCTTCTTTGACGTTATCGTTCGCCGCTCCGACCTCGCCGTACTTCTCTTTGAGAAGGGCGAGGTTCTGATTGTATTTTTCCTGCGTAATGAGGCCCTGAGCCAGAGCATCGTTTAGGGTACGCGTTCCCTTCTCAATCGCGTTCTGAGACCTAGCTGTATCGTCGATTTGATTCGACAACTTGGCATATGCTGCTTCGGCGGACAGCGCCCGCTTCGCGTTCGTGTCTGTGACCGTCGCCAAATTTTGATTGGCGGCTGTCAGCTTTTCTAACTTACCGGTTTGTTCGTCGATACCGGTAGAAGTGGCGCTGATAGTTAGGCGCCGGATAACTTCGTTCGCCACTTCTACTCTTCCTGTTCGTTCGGTTTCTTGCTCGCTTGTTCAGCGGCGTACTTCATATAAACGGAGTCCATGGCCTGCATGAACGTTACAAACGGTTCTAGTGGTATTGCGTTGTCATGAGCATATCGGCTCAACGACTCGTAATAGATGCCGCCCATGCCGCCCATTGCTCCAAAGCTGCGATCGTCGCGGAGAACTCGCCACGCGTGTTGCAGATAGCCGGACCACGACGGCCACTCTGCAACATCTTCATTGACTTGCGGCGCATCGGACTCTTCATCCTGCAAATCCAAGAGGAATGAGTCCGTAGCCTTCTCGTTTAGCTCGTAAGAGAAGGCGTCGCAGAGTTTTTTGTTGCGTCCGCGATGAACTCTACATCGCTCTCGCCAACCTGCGCAGCAGCCCAAAGCGTCTGCTTGACCAAGTCGCGGCCTTCCGCTGCGCTCATGGTGTCAAGAGCGGTCTGAGCGTCGTACTCTTCATCGAAGCCGCTCCAGCCGAACAGAATATGTTCTGCAAGCAACTTGCCGACATCGGAGTCACGAACCTCCGGAGGCGCGTTCTTGCCCTTGTACTTGCGCGCGTATCGCTGCACGAGTTGGTCAAGAGCAAGCTTGTATGCCGGAAGCTCAAGAGATCGAACGCCAAGCTTCACGCCCGGCCATTCCGGAATCTCGATAAACTCGCCGTTGCGTTCTGCGTCAACGTTCTTCTTGATAGACGAAAATTTGATAGTCATTGAAATCGGTTTCTTTCTATAAGGTGGAGGGGGCGGCACCGACATGCCACCCCCTATAGTTGCCACGGCCACAAGCCGCATCCCGCGCACCTACGCGGTAGGCAATTCAGTACCCGCCGTGTTCGGCAACGGGCTTAGCTCTCGAAATATTCAACTCGGTCGACGATGATATGAGATGCTGTCAAGCTGTCGTAGCTCGCCTGATAGCTGAAGTCCGCCATAACGTCTGTGTTCTTGCCGGTAGCATTCGGGTTGCCGCCGTCACGATATGTTGCACGCGGAATCTGGAAGATGATGGCTTGACCATTCTTCGCAACACGCGTGTTGATGGGCCGGGTTGTACCAGCGTAGAAAGCAGCAAGCTCGGTATCGCTACCGAAGTAGGTAGACATCTTGCCGGTGACCTTGCATTCGCCTTCGCGAACGGCAACCGGTGCGGTCGCGTCAACTGACTCGATCGTTCGAAGGTTGTTTTCGATGACGAAAGACACTTCCTTCGCCCAATTAGGCCCAACCAACTGCGAACCATTGACACCGAGACGACCAACGTTTGCGTTGGCAGCCATCACGAGGCCAGTAGTTGCAGCGTCCGGAGACGCGCTCAACGTAACGGTGGACTCGCCGCCGCCCATGCCAGTGAAGGCAAACGAGCCGGTAATTTTCGCCTTGGAAACAATGTTGAACGTTGCCGTACCAACCTGCATACCGGTGTTGACGATGTAGGTAGGAACGGTCTGGCCGAGAAAGCCGCGCTCAATCGTCATGGACGACGCAACAACGCCGTTCTGAATCTGATCGCCGTACCAAACCTTAATGGTCTTGCCGGTGCCTGCGTCGACAGCCCAACCAACCGGCAGGTTGTCGCACGGAATATCCGTAGCGGTCACCGTACCAGAGACGCGAATCCAATCGTTGTTGGCTGCCGTCGCAAACTTATCGCCAGTGGCAGTTCCGCCAACCTTCAGCCAGTCACCCGGGCCAATACCAAGCGTTGTCAAGTTCAGCGCGGTGGAGTGGAGCCCGGTAGAAGTTGCGGTGATGTCCGCCGAAGCACCTTGGAAGCCAACTACCTTAAGGCGGGCCGTAGCGGGTGGCGCAGCTTCTGCAGTGAGCGAAAGCGCCGTGCCGACGATCGTGGTTGCCGTCGAAGACGCGGCCTTGAAAACCTGATTGTTGGCAGAGTTTGTAAAGCCAGTTGCGCGAACCAGCATGCCGGCAACTACAGCGGCGCCGCCAGAGGCAACAGCGTAAGTGTTGGCGACCGTGCCCGCATCGGTTACGATAGAGTCCGCAACGCCATCGTTGTAGAAGACGGGACGATTTGCCCACGCATTGAACATCGCGGAGCGAATACACTCAGACAGCGGCGTATTGTCATCTGGATATGAAAGCTCGAAATTGATACCGCCAGCCGAAGCCTGCATGTTCTTGATGGGGTCACCCAACATGCGGTCTGCGCGAAGCTCATCAGAGTCAACGTAATTCGGGGAGAAGCTAAGCGACTCGCCGGTGATACGCATTGTACGCATGCGCGGAGTTACGGGAGTCGTGCCCGGCGTGGTCTCGCGGACAATGGCCAACTGTGTACGATTTGCAGAAGTCAAAGGTAAATTCTTTCAATAAAAAAGCCGCCCACAAAGGCGGCTGCAAACAAACTCGATTTTGAAATTGACTAGGCTTCCATACGGCGCCAGTTGATGTAGACAGTCACGGCATACTTCGTGCCGCTCTCGTGGCCGCCTTGGCCCTTGCCAATGAACGCGTCTCTGAATTCAAGGCTATCGTTCAGAAGAAGAAGGCCCCTGAACAAATCGGCAAGTGACTTCGCGTATGTTCGGACGGTTGAACCGCCCGTGTTGATGGGAACAAGAACACGGAGCCAAAGGACTCCCTCCTCATCCCATCGATTATCTTTCTGATGGCTCGCACCGATCGACTCTTGTCCGTAGAACGTGCCTGTCATTTCAACATCAACGAAGCTGGCAGGCAGTGGGTCTAGCGGCTCATTCTCAAAGCGAACCGGTGTGGTTGTCCAAGAGGATGAAATGTAAGATTTGATTGCGTCGAATACTGCGCCCGACGCCATTAGACCGCGACCCTAATTGCAGGGTGACGGTTCGTAGATTTGTTGTGCTGCAATTTCGTGCTGTGTCCTCTTAACGCGTAAGACTCTGTCGTCCCACTGAAGACACCCAAGTAATCAATGAACGAAATCTTCGCAACGTTTCCAAATCTTGCCTGTGCTTGAAAAGCTACTAGCTCGTAAACGCCTTGCGGTGCCTGCGATGACTGGCCGCTTTCAATCTTGGTGGAATAAGGCAGCGTGTTTACAAAAACGTACTCGCGAGCCTCCGGAATCCTGTCCGTCACAGGAATTTCGATGCCGTCCGCAAATAGAATATGCGACGACTGATAAAGCCCCGGGTGGAGATCACGGCCCGAACCGATCGGGGAATGCTTTTGCAATTCGTCGTAGATGAACTGCAGAACGTCGGTAACGAGTCCGAACTCGTACACGATGACGCTGTGAAGCTTGATTGCCTGTTCGCCGGCATCTAGCACACCATCAATCCAGCTTTTCACTGTGACGGCATGCTCTAGAATTTGTTCGTCGATAAGTTGGGCGGCTAATTTGCTCTCAAGAGCGAAGTCTACTAGCTCGCTGATCTGTGCCGCGGTCGAAAGCGTGTCGTCAATGAACGCCTTGATATCGCGGTCTATGGGGTCGACCTTTACCGCGATAGCCATCAACGCACCTGAAGCTCAATTCTGACAAGCACGTCGCGAACGTAGATGCCAACCCCGGCCTGAACCGATCGCAGAACCCCGTTGATGAAGCACATATCGCCCCGGTTCTTGCTGGGGATAGGAGATTGCCCCGCACCCGGCCACACCGCGGCGTTGATCTGGGTGGGGCTGATGATCACGAAGGAATCTTGCTGGGTAATGCCCTCTGTAAGCTCGTTTGGCTGGTAGCCCCGAACTACTGCCGGGATGCCGGTTAGATCAACCGTAGGCAGCCGCCGTAGCGTCACTGTCTGGCCTGATCTGGCTAGTCCCCTGTCGAGTGCGTCAATCTCTACGGTCAATGGGCGGGCCTCTCTGTGGCCTCTGCGGCCGGTTTACGTTGGGCTGCCTGACCCCTCCCCGGCGCTGGCTCATAGGCGGGTTGCTTAGGGGCATCCCCGGCCGCCTTTTCGATAGCCGCGAGGGATTCCGCATACGACATAAAATTACTCAAAATAGGTGTTGACTCATAGGGCGGTTGGCCCTATCAATGGAACATCAGAAACGGAGACGGAAAATGACCACCTACGCACAGTACCTCAACGGCGAGACCAAAATCGGCGGGCTCAACGAAGCTGATCGCAAGACTCTTGTTCTTGGCTGGCTTGTCGCAAACAACGCGGCGCAGACTGAAACACGCTATGCCCTGTTCTGGGGTGGCCGCATCCTGAAGAGCGAGCCAATCGAGATGTTCACTCGCCGGAACGACTCCTTCTCTGTGAAGGGCGGCAAATGGGTTGAGGTGAACGAAATTCCCGCAGATGCAGAGTTCATCGGCCGATACCCGGCACCGAAGCAGTAACCGAGACGACCACCCGGCTAGGGCAATCCAGCCCTAGCCTTGCCCGCGAAAGGGGCGAGTCATGTCGCATCTGGCCGTTGCTTTGCTCTTCGCAATCCCGGGCTTTCCCGCGCTCGCGATCTACCTTCTATTTTTTTATTGACGAACTAGGGCGTTGTGCCCTAGGGTGCGCAAAAGGATTCGAAAAATGACTGAGTCTCAGAACGAAATTGACCGCGCTTACGGTCAAGGCAAGAGAGCATACAGAATAGATTTCGGCGGGCACGGTCCAACTTTGCGCGAACGCAAGTTCATCGTTCAAGCCAACCCCTACGCATCTGGCACCGTGCTATTCAAGGCTTGGGAACGCGGCTACGCTCAAGATACCCGACGCATCGTTTCCGGCATGGTGTGCAATGGCACGTGAACGAATCTACGATTACCCAGAAACTGAGTACGCCCGGGCCGTAGAGCGCCTAGGGTGGTCACAGGTAGGCGCTGCGAAGCGGCTGGGTATCGACCCCCGCACGTCGCGGCGCTACATCAGCGGCGATTTGCAGCTACCTAGGCCGCTGCAAATCCTGCTTCGTGTGCTCGTGAACCTGAAGCGTTCCGACGGCTGGCTTGCTGACGTGGCAGAGACCGAAATCAAATAGCTGGATTCCGGTAAGGCGCAATCAGCGTCTCGACATCAAGCGGCAAGCCGTTTGACTTTTCCCCTACTCCACCAACCCAGAACGTTTGCGACAGCACGCCCGGAATGTCTTCGCTCTTAAGCAGCGGGTCGCGTTGCGCAGCGTATCTAAACTGCTTCACTAGCGAGATGCATGCTCGCTCAATTGCCTCCGGCAATGTACCGAGTAGCTGGTAACCAGCGACGTACGTGACTGCCAGCGTTCGGAACCACCAACGCCGCTCAAAGTCGCCTATCAGGCGAGTAATGATTCCGGAGTCCTTATCGACTTCATAATCAGTTCCAGACACCAACGTGTTGCCGTCTTCCACCAACGTTGTGATTGACGCAACAGGATTGCGTGTCAGAACGATTCTCTCATACTCCGGCCATTGCATGCCGATCGGAGCGCGAACGCGAAACGACTCTAACACCGTTTCTTGACCAAACACACGATTGCATTCGCCAGCGATCACGCTACTTGCTTGGTCAATCCAAAGATTGATGTTCGTATCTTCGGCCGTCCCGGTGATTCCAATCTCCGCTTTGACGTTCGCAAGCGTCGTTAAATCTTGCGTAGAGGCTGGCGTTACGACCGTAAGAATCGACTTCATTATTTCTTTTTCTTGGACTTCGTGAAGCCTTCAGCTTCGATATAATCTTCGTCGACAAGGCCCTGTGTGGCTTCGCCGAAGTCTTCGTATTCGTCACCTGTCTTAAGATGTACGATGTCCCACCCGTTAGGCGAGTACGGAAAATTCTTGAGAACTGTAGCCATTTGAATCCCCTCCAAAGAGAAACAGGGCAGCACGAATGCCGCCCTGTATTAGTGAACCGTCTATTAGTTCGGCGGATTCGCTGTTGGCTTCAGCGCGGGCTGACCCATGATCCACACGCCGGCAATCGGCGCAGAACCGGTGTTGTTGGTAGGCGTAACAGTCACGCGCACGTAGCGCTTGTTACCGACGTAACCAATCTTGAAGCACTGATTGTCGTTGGCAAATGTGAAGCTAGCGAGCGCAGTCGTACCGAGCAAATCAGTAGACGCAACGGCGGAGGCATCGGAAAGATTGGCCTGATTGCCTTCGTCAACGGTAACAGCAAACGTAGCATCGGCATCGGCAAGAATGCCGGCGGCAATGACGTAAGTAACCGACTCGTAGCCAAGTGTATCCACAACCGCGGAAACCTGAGCGGTGTTGTCGGACGTGGTAGTTGCAAGAACACCGAACTTGGGATTGATGTTGTTGAAAAGATCGCGAATGGGCATTAAGCCTCGACTCCTAAAAAACGAAAAACGGAAATGAAAAGCGGGGATGCCAACTCAGACACCCCCGCGAGTCT